CTGTATATATAATTGCATACATGCAAGTTTTAGATCACTATACTGTACGCAACAAGGAAAGTTTTCAATATTCACATGAACTCAGAAAGAAATCAGGCATCCTAGATCATGTTATATCCTGGTGCAAAGACGAACTTGTAGGTGATTGGCGATGGCAGTTGGTAGAGATGAGCAGCCATCAACAACTGGGTAGATATATTTTTTACTTTGACAGTGATAGAGATTATTTCGCATTTTTACTGAAGTGGCAATGAGTACAGAACAAGACAAAATCAAAAAGAACAAGCGCATTCAAAAAGATGAGAATGCTGTGAAAAAGCAAACCAAGATTGCTAAAACTTTTGGAGTGCCAGTCAAGGAACCTCACAAGTTTGCCAAGCATCATGCTTTAGATTGTGGAAATCCCAAATGTTTGCTTTGCTCCAGAGAGAAAGTATTTGGCGAACCACCAATGCAACAAAAACGATTTGATCAAGATGTGGATCACCCATCGGATCGACGCAGTAACGGTTTAATCAACAACAAGGAGTAACTCATGGACGTGGAAAAAGCAGCAAGTATTTTTGTAGGGACCATCTTGCTAGGATTCACTTTTGTAACCACAGCAGGTGTTATTGTGCTGATCAACAACATCTTTGCCCGCTGGTGGAAACCCGTACAATGGATCTCATACACCTGGGCAGCCCACCCTGCATATCAAGAACCTGTGCAGCCTACAGAATCTACCAAACCCAATTGAGATTCATATGCCAAGATGGCGGTGTAAAGTAGGAACCATGACTATAAAAATTGACAATCTTACCCAGGAACAGTGTGATATGCTTGACATAATCTGGGCTTGTGTCACACAAGATGAATTTCTTTCCTGGTATGAAACTCTCGATGACCAAGACCAAACACAAGCAGATACACTCATGCGGCTGTTGGCATATGAGACCATAGAGCTCAACATCAAGAACTTCAACTCAGCCAAACAAGTGCTAAAGCAATTTCAATTATGAACCAAGACCACGAAGAACCACGCATGCGAGCGTTTGCTGTGATGTGGGGTTGCCACGGACTGGAATCCATTGGAGAGATCATTGATCCTGCATTCAAAGCCTGGGCCATATTAGGTAACAAATCTGTGCCCGAAGAAGATTTTAACATTGAGCACTGGAAGCTGAGAGCGCGATTCAATTCACAGCGTCATTATGAAATCTACGCAATTGGTGTGGATGGCAGTATAACTCGAGAAGATCTTGTGGAAATGTTCAAGACAGATCCACAATACGCAGCTGATTTGATCCGGGCACGGGGTGAAAAACTCTACAGTGATCGCAGGACCGAACACGAAAAAATAGCAATTATTTAAATATTAGGTTGACCAGTATAGCGGAGTCTGTTATACTGAATACTTCATTAACCAATCCGGTATTGTTCCGGTAAGAAAGGTAACTCAAATGGCAGCTAAACGCCTCACACGTAAACTCACGGATGTTATTGCAGAAGTTGAAGTTCAACTCAAAGCACATTACGGAGTAACCCAAAAAGATATCGACGCATGGAAAACCCGTGCTAGAGCAATGTCACATAAATTTCCAGTAAGCACCATGATCCAAATTGAGGATCTGTGGATTGACTATGAGGTGCAACGTGACGTCATTCACAAGCACATTATCAACATCATGCGCAAGTGGGATCCTCGTATTTGTTCTCCGGGATCTGCCTGTCGCCTGAATGGATTGCCCAAAAACTATTTGTATGATGCCCAGCATCGTACCATTGCAGCTGGCATCTTGGGATTTACAGAAATTCCTTGTGCTGTGGTTGAAACTGACGACCCAAACTTTGCCAGCTATGCATTCGAAATGCTCAATGACACAGGTGTCAAACGACTGAACCCCGGCGACCTGCACCGTAATGCACTGGTGCGTTTTAAGAATGGAAGCCACGATATCAAAGTGGTACGAGCTCGCACCATGCAAGATCAGTTTGATGCTGTAGGTATCGATTTGCAAGACAAAGGATCACGTGCCAGCGACAACCTGCGCGGCGACAATGATCATTTCTTCAGTCACTTTAAGTATGCACAAAAAGGCATCGAAATTGATGACAGCGGAAAAGTGTTGTTTAACATCCTGACTGCAATCAAAGATGTGTTTCCCATGCAAGAAGAAATTGATCAGGGTGTGTACATTGGATTGTACGAACTTCATCGCATCAATTCAGTTATTACGCCATTGCCTGCTGATTGGATGAAGGACGTTCTTGACAAAGTTAAAAATACGTTTAAAAGTTCTAACTTGATTCACGCCAAGGCCAAAGTGCAGTGGGAACATGTGAATCCAGGGTCAACCTGGAGTGCCCCGAGTGCAATGAGTAATTTCTTGCGTGAACTGTACATGCGTAACGGTGGTACATTGAACTTGCCGTATCACGGTGAAGGTGCCAAGATGGGCATTCAAGATGGTAATGTTGCCGAAGGCCTGTTCCCTAAGGAGTCAAAATGATTAACAAGGATCTTTTCAGTGCAGTTTTTGGGGACGCTCTTAGTAATAGAGTAACTTTATCACGGGCTATTGAAATTCTGGATGAACGCAATTTGATCAACATTGGCGAACTGGCAGAGCAAGCAATTAGCATCAAATCAAACATTGCACTTTGTAGCAAAAATACTCCAGAGATTGACCTAGTCAGCGGAAAGCAAATCAAACATGGAAGAACAAATCCTTGTACTCAGCATACCGGTCTCAAGGCGTTTTGCTCTATAAAAAATCATACCTCAACCATACTGTTTGTTGCTACAGAAACACACACCAAAAAAGAATATTATTTTGTTTTTCCATATTCTTCCTATAAAAAGTATTATGGCAATACAATAAGTGTACCGTTTGATTGGTGTGGTGTACCGTCAAGATCTAACAAATGGTGGAGTTATGAAGTTGAATCTTTTGAAAAACTTTGCGAGTCAGCAGCATGAACTTAAAAGAATCCCTCGAAAAATTCACAGCACCGGTGTACGGCAAGACCAAACGCAGTGCCGATACCTATCGAACTGTGGCAGCATATTGCACCAAGAACATCAATCGATTGGTGGATGAATATCGTGCTGTGGAAAATGATCAGCAACTGTTACACGAAATCCGCAAAGACATTGAGTATCATCTGCGGCGTTATCACGAATACTGTATCAAGCAACGTGATGGTATGCAAGCACACTATCATGAAATTGGTGCAGATGAAGACACAGACTTTGAACATTTGATTCCGGCTTCACGTATTCGCGATCTGCTGTTGAATGGTACTATCACTGTGCAACAGGCATTGAATGCGCCAACAGTAAAACTCAGCCGTGACAAACATGCTGAGCTTAAAGACGCAGGGTGGGCCAGTGCCACTCCTGACATGTGGTTGCCATTTCGACGTTACAGTCAGGTATTTTCGGCCACATTTGAAACCCATGACGGAGTTTCAGTTGATCCAACAACTTGGACACTGGAACGCCACTTTGATTATTTCGAACACTTGATTATCGACTGATGTTTATGGTGAGCTACTAATCCATTTACAGAAGTTTCTTTCTTACAGTGTAAGCAAGTCACTCGACCCTGCGTTTTTCCAAACATAGGATTATTGGTTCCTTGCTTGGCTAAACTCTGTTGTTGTTTGGTTTCTGAGGTGTGAGTTTTTCCGTAGAAGGTATTTGATATTCCTGGTCGACTGGCCCAGGGCTTTGGTTTTCCACTCCAAAATGCACTTATCTCTTGTTTTCTTTTAGGTGTACAGATAGCACCACTAACACCATCGCCGCCGTCTGTTCTATTATGTAAAATACCAGTATTGTTATCTTTGCGACCATACCAACGTATTAAGCGTCTCTCAATTGCACATGCACCTAAATCGGTTAGCCCCGATTCGACTATAACTATTTTAGTTTTATCTTTTGGTATAGATACACTATGCTTACCTTTCCAAGCTCGATTATTTTTTCCTTTACCAATATAGTATGGAGACAAATCGTAACTTCTTAAGTATGCATATACGTAATGATGTAAATACATTAGCTGGCACTCCTTCAAAGTGGTAGAGTAGTTGGGAACGCCAATTCCGCGAACTACAATCTTATTTATTCTGGTTGACCAATCAATCATAATATTGTATAATACTTGCATGATAAAAAATACTAAACTGATGTTCAGTTATGGCATGAACACAAACCGGAGCAGCATGAGTTACCGTTGTCCCGGTGCCATCTGCATGGGTTCAGCTATCCTTCTAGATCATGAATTTAGATTTGCACGCCATGCAGATGTAGTGCCAAACTCCAACTCTGATGTTGATGGTGTGCTGTGGTTGATTGATACTGAGCATTTGGAATCGTTGGATCTGTTGGAAGGATATCCATATTATTACGGTCGTGACATATTACCAGTTGAATATCACGGTAATATAATAATGGCAGAATGCTACCGCATGCAGCCTGACAATCCTGATGATTACCCCAGCCAAGGATACTTGGATATGCTGTCCGAAGGGTACGAGGAACATGGTGTGCCCTGGGATCAAATTGAAGCTGCGCTGGATAGTGTGGCACAAAAACAACAGACTTTTGTTGCAAAAACCCCACAAAAATTTGTGTCTTTTTTGTAAAAATATGGTATAAAACGGTAGACCGGTATTGAAAGATCGGCTATAATATACACATGTTCAGCAAAAAGGAGTTCAAAATGAGCTACTACGTAATCGTCAAAGCTACTGGTCTTATTGCTACTGATGGTCCTAATCGCACTCGTAGTTACAATACGTTTGGTGCTGCCAAAGCAACCCGCACTCGTCTTTGCAACAAATCGGGTTGGAGCATCAACGAGCTGGACATTGTTGACACCAAGACCTACCAACCGCGCATGGTCACTCGCAAGAACTTGATGAGTGGTGTGGAGTTCCAAGAGGACGTGAACACGCCTTACTACTGCTCGCCCTCGAGCGAAACTTACTGGTCGTCTTAAATTTTTACCATGATAAAGGAACCATCGGGCAGATATTGTCGTTTGGTTCCTTTTTTTGAAGCAGACATTTTTGCATTTCTCTCAGCAGAATACGGATTAATAATTCCATTTTTTATTTTTTCATTGCGTGTTTGTAACATGCGTTGGGCAAAATCCTCAGGCATTTTCCATCCTTGATTTTTACGCTTCTGTCTATCTCTAAGAGAGCCGACACTTATCTTGGTTTTAGTTTCTTCGCTTTTTCTTATGCCTTTAGTCCTATTAGATATCTTTTGTTTTGTTTTTTCTGTATGAAAAGCAGGGCCGCGAAACTTACTCCCACCATTGTGTCTATTCAGCCAGTTTGATCTGCTGGATGCATTGATGCGTGTTAATAAACGATGTTCCCATAGTAACGCAGATATAGAATCTGTAAATGTTTTCCTTACTTGCCAATCAAATGAATCTTTTCCGTATTGTTCAATAAGTTTTTTAACCATTGAACTGGAACTAAAATATTTAAACCACAATTCTGAGGGATGACAGCCCTGACAGTATCTGACCCCGTAATAATGTTTATCGGTGGAACGATGGTAAAGATAATAGCTAAATGGTATTGTCATGTTGTTATTTAGCACAAATGATGTTTCTGGAGTATGTGAAAGAGGTTGACCAGAAACGCAAGATCGGCTATAATATACACATGTTCAGCAAAAAGGAGTCTCAAATGAAAGTATCAGCATTGACAGCGTATGTGGATCAAAAGAACCGTTGGAACAGTATCTTCAAGGGCAAGCAGTACGAGTTTCAAAGCCAGTCCGGTCGCCAAGAGGTTGCCCGCATGCTGGACGCAGACTTGAGTCCAGAGAACTTGACCTGTGATGGCGAACTCAGCCGCACACAAATCAACGCTCGCTACCGGTCTTTGACCCGGGCAGCACAAGAGTTGGTGCAGTTGGATCCCTCAGTTAAGATCTACGAATTCTACACAGGAGAGTGATATGAACGAACGAATTGATGTGTTGGCTTTACAAGCAACTGATAGCAAAGGCGGTCTGGATAGACATAAGTTCGCCGAGTTGATTGTGCGGGAATGTGCCAGCGTTGTTTCTCAAAAGACTGGTCCTAAATTGGCATTGAATGTATTAGAACATTTTGGAGTCGAAGAATGAAAACAGTATGGGTGATTTGCGAGGAAGTGGATTTGGGCTATCATATGGTCAAAGGTTTTTCCTCTTACGATCGAGCCGAAGCAGAGTGTAGCCGCATGAATGAGCACGAAAATAGAGAGCTGCTCGCGCGGTTTGTGCAAGGTGGTTATGATCAAAAGTATGCAGAAAATTGGGTCAAACATTATGAATCCAACAAATACCAAGTTAAAAGTGTAGAGGTTGAAGAATGAACGAACTAGAAACATTACAGGCCAAGGCCAAGGCCATCTTGGAAAGCTGCGAACATTGGAAAAGCTGCCAAGATGGTTCCTACGAAATGTCTTTGCACTATGCAGGATATGATCAGATACTCAAGCAAATACAGGAATTGAAGGCAAAATCAAATGTCTAAGTTCATAACAGGATTTGTATTGGGTATCGTAGTCAGCACCATTGGCTTTTCGGGATTGGCTCGAATGGCAGACCGTGGTGTTGATCAGTTAAAACAAACTTCACAAGAGGTAGCAAAATGAAAAAACACAAAAGCAAATCCACAGAACCTGTGGCACTGGATTCTCAAACTCAGGTAGATCGTTTTGATCTAGAACAGCAAATCATGCAATGTTGGAACATGGTAGATGACGTCAAACTGTTCGCCGAGCAAGGCGCACCCAGCAATGAATTTGCTGCGCTGGCCACGGTGTATCATCGCAAGTTTGAAACACTGTTTGACACATTTGAACTCATGCTGCGCTCAGGCCAATTCACCAATAAAGGTTCGGTTTGAACCATCCCCAATCTATTGTGACAAACCGGTTGACATCCCGTCGCCTGTGTGTTATACTTAGGTCAGCTGTGCGGAACAGCATTTTAATCAACTCGAAAGGCAACTTAAATCATGAATGACAAAACTTTTACCGTAGCAGGTACCGCAACTAACGCAGATGGAACCGTTAAGGTCCGCTTTGCAAACGACTTGGTAGCACGTATCAAGATTCTCAACAAAAACAACTGCACCAATATCAACTTGGTTGAATTGCCTAGTGCAATGACCAAGCTGCAAGCTCTGCAACACTTGCAGACCCTGGGCATTACTGCTGGTGATGCCGGCTTTGCTGTAGCCAACAAGCTGTCTGAAAAGAGCAAAGTGGCCAAGAAAGGTGAAGTCAAAATCAAAGCCGCCAAGTCTGCGGCAGTGCCAAAGGCAACTGAAACCAACCCTGAAGGTTGGAACAAGGTCACGGTATAAACAACTGCAAGTTCCGCACGCCAAAGGCCCGCAAGGGCCTTTTGTTTTGACTAAATATTCAGTGGATACAAGTCCATGTCAACTCTGTGCAATATATTATACTATATCGCGGTGAAGGACCGGATGCCAAATTCAAGTCGTGGATTAAAAACAATCCTACCGGCCAGGCCCGTATACTAGATAACCGCTTACACTTGCCCGACTACAGGGCCTTGGGGCTGTTCCAACTTAGTTGGCTGGGTGACTGGAGTCTCACCACCATATGGGACTCTTGGGAACGTCGCCATATTATTATAGAATAATATTGACATACTGTCAGCAAGAGTATATACTATTGACATGGACACAACATCCAGTCATTAACAAGGAAAAAAACTATGACCAATCACGAACAAATCGTATCAGCTTACGAAACTTATATTGCAGAGAACGAGAAATTCACAGACAAGGGTGTGAAAGCAGCAGCAGCTCGTGCTCGCAAGGCCTTGCAGGAAATGAGCAAGGGCATCAAGGAACGCCGTAAAGAAATTACCGCTAAAAAAGAAGCACTATCCGTCAAGGTGTGATAATGATATCTGAGTTACCATCTATAACTTTAGATGAAGCTTTGCGGTTGTCATCCCCGTACGATGACGGATATACTGCACAAATTCGTGGACTCAATCAAGCAATTAAAAATGCTTCGGTCACTGCAAGTTGTTCTACAACAGGGACACTTGCTGGTGCCACAGGATCAATAGGATTACAGCCCGGTGTTACCTACACTACCAATACCACCGGTCCGTACAGCATCGGAGCAGGAACATATGGCCCCAGTAATGGTAATGTCTCCATAGCAAACACACAGTTTGACCAAAATGGTAAGATGACTCTGAAAGGCAAAAACGCTGACATTGAGATCAACGGCAAGAGCATGACAGCCTGGATGGAAAAAGTAGAACAGCGACTGAACATACTAACACCCAATCCTGACATGGAAAAAGACTGGGATGACCTACGCCGACTGGGCGAGCGATATAGAAAACTGGAGAAGAAATGTCAAGAGAAAGCGCAGATGTGGGAAGCACTGAAAAAGCTACCCAAAACAAAACTATGACACCCAAGCAACGTATCAACACAATTGTGAAGTGGATCCGCACCTATGCCCGCAGTGCCAAAATTGACACATTAGTGGTGGGAATCTCTGGAGGAATTGATTCTGCTGTGGTCAGTACCTTGTGTGCCCAGACAGGCATGAATGTACATGCGGTCAGCATGCCCATTCGTCAAAGCAACACCACTCACAGTCTCAGCATGGCACATGGTGCTTGGCTTGTAGAAAAGTTTCCTGACACAGTATTGCACAAAAACATTGATCTCACACCGTGTTTTAAACAGTTTGAAAAAGCCACAGCGGATGGTGTGTACAATGAATTGGCCTATGCCAACAGCCGAGCCAGATTGCGCATGATGACCTTGTATCAGATTGCACAAAGCATGAAAGGTATCGTGGTAGGTACAGGCAATCGAGTAGAGGATTTTGGAGTGGGATTCTTTACTAAATATGGTGACGGTGGCGTGGATATTAGCCCCATTGGCGACTGTATGAAAACTCAAGTATGGGCAATGGGACAAGAAATGGGATTGTTGCAAGCAATCATTGATGCTGCCCCCACTGACGGATTGTGGGAGGATGGTCGAACTGATGAAGATCAATTGGGCATGACTTATCCTGAACTAGAACTGGCCATGATCCAAGCCGAAACAAATTCTGGTGTGGACAACGCACAAGACAAAAAGAACCTTCGCCGATACCGTGAGATTCGCGCAACAAACTTGCACAAGATGTTGCCAATCCCGGTTTGCAAGCTCAGCTGACTGTGTTATAATACACATTGAGAAACACAGAACCATATGGTTTTGTGTGGATCTTCCGGGTGATTTTGCCCATTTCATTAAGTAAAATAACATGAAAGCAAATCAACTATCACTTCAGGCACAGCATTATACATCACTCATGCTCAAGGCTCTGGGCTTGTTCATAGTGGTCTATACTGTGTTTTCAGTAACAACCACACGTTTTGATATCCTGCGTGAACAATCTGGTGATTTATCAACTGGCTATATCAGTGCTGCTCAACGCACCCAAGAACTGGAATGCCTAACACGCAATATCTATTGGGAAGCTGCAAGTGAACCATTTGAAGGCAAAGTAGGAGTGGCGCAAGTCACCCTGAATCGCCTGGCATCGGGACGTTTTGCACCATCTGTGTGCGGAGTTGTGTATCAGAAAAACATTTTCTACGAAAAAGTAGTATGTCAATTTTCATGGTTCTGTGAGCCGGCACACAAGGTCAAAGCCATTTATAAACCTCTATGGAACGAAAGTGAAGAAGTGGCTAAAAAAGTGTTGTTGGAGGGATTCCGCTTGCCGGGATTAAAAGATGCACTTTATTACCATGCGGATTATATTGCTGATCCTGGGTGGAACAAACCCCGGCTAGAGAAAATTGGACATCACATCTTTTACGGAGAAAAACCATGAACTTTGACCCTATCAACTGGGCGGAATCTGTTGCCAAATGGATGCAAGAACACTTGCCTCGACTGAGTGCAGAAACTCTAGGTTGGCTTGCAGCCATTGTGTTTCATGCTGCTACCATACCCACTTTGCTGGCCTTGATGACCGGGCTCAGTGACCGAACACCCAGTTTGGATGTGGTTTTGTTCATGTGGACTGGTCTGGTTCTGTTGTTCATGCGAGCTGTGGTGCTTAAAGACATGCTGAATATTGTCACAGTTGGCGTGGGATTCATTGTGCAAGCTGTGCTGATGGCGTTGATCTTGTTCAAATAAGCATTGACCAGTAATTCACGCTGTGCTATAATAAGCACATGATCACCAGGAGAATACAATGACCATGCACATGTGCGGTCCTGCCTTGAGTCTCAATGGCAAGAAAAAAGGTAAGGTAAAATTCCGTAATGCAGCCGAGGCACAACGAGCCCGCGAGCTGGATTTGAGCTGGAAAGAATTGCTGGCACGTCAAGGTGTAGAAGCAGAAGAAAAAAAGCGTCGACGTGCTATGGCAGCAGAGCCCTTGGTTTACAATTTGACTGGTGCTACAGATCGTGCGGGCACAGCCCACATTCCCAGCCTGGGCACCGGCGGTGGTGTGGCGGTATTGGCACCTGCCAAAGTGTATACAGGCACCAAGGTAAAAGGTATTGCTACCATGCACAAGAGCAATGCTGTGCCTGTGTTCAGCAACGAAGAAGCAATTGATATTTCCAAGATGCGGCGATGAGCGACAGTATATTGACTCCACAACAGCTATCCTGGATGGCTTCCACCTGGATAGAAGAAATCAACGTGAAACGCATTGAAACTGGCTATGCTGACAATCAACCCAAGTGGCCCTATTGGGTTCGCCCATACAACTACGCTAGACCAGACTGGCATGAGATGAGTCTATGGATGCAGGACACATTTGGTGATTCAAACTGGCTCAAAGAAAATGCTCTTTGGGTGGGCAGTGATTACAAGTATTGGTTCCGCGATGAACGAGATCGCACTTTGTTCATATTGAAGTGGTCATGAAAACAAACGAACAAAATACTGTGTACGGACGATCTTATCATTTGATACGTGTGCCTAATAGTGGCGAGGAATGGGGCACGATGATGCGGTGGTGTGACGAACAGTTTGGTCAAACTACCAGCAGTTTGAATTTTGTTGGCAAAAGAATGGGCTTGCCCAATGAACGTTGGTACGCAAATGGACAACATTTTTGGTTCCGTGATGAAGCAGATTTAATGTGGTTCCTGTTGAAGTGGTCGTGAATTTCAAATACAATACCAGGGCGTATAGATGGGAGACACATTATAGTCTCACTGATCCCCGAAGCCCTTGGAAAAAAGTCTGGGACTGGTGCTGGCAGACTTTTGGTCATCCTGGCACTGATCCTGATACAGGAGTAAAGAGTTCATGGGATTATCACGGTGGATGGTTATACTTTTATGATGAAAAGTGTGTTACAATGTTCTTGTTGAAATGGTCATGAAAGCAATTTACGACATTGAAGCCATGCCAATCACGGGCGGATTTAAGTATGGAGAACTAATGGTCCTTGCTGCTGGTCGCCAGAGCGGTAAGAGTTATATTAATCAATGGGGTGGATCTATGACAACACCTGCTAAGTTTGAAATAAATTCCAAAGCAGAAGTTGACGGTGCTACATGGTACATTGTTTCTTGTACTAAAGAAATCAGCGAGTGGTTGCGAACTCAACCCAAAGAGTTGCGGTACGAAGCATTAGCACACGGATGGGTCTTGTCTCAGTTTGACATTCACGAAAAACTCTATACTCTATTGGCATTGAAATGGTCATGACCAAATATCCATACGAAGTTGAAACCAAACATCAGTGGCCCGAAGTGTGTGCCTGGTGCGACGAACATGTGGGCGAGTTTGATCGTGATTGGTTTAGATTTGGAACAGACATAGCAGAGTCCTTGTTCGATCCTGACAGAACAGAGACTTACTATTTTGTAGAGGAAAAACATGCCATGTGGTTCAAGTTGAGGTGGTCATGATCAAAAAGCAATACAACAGATTTGATTTTGGCAGTTATTTCAATAACTTTGTTGCACATAACATGGCCACGGATCCAGATGGAGTTATCGAAGATGCTCTCAGGCCCTATGGAGCAACTGTGGCCAAGAGCAAGAACAAGCATTCCAAAATCAATGTCAAATGGCACGATGAAAAATTGTATATGATGTTTATTTTGAGGTGGTCATGAGCAAGTCAGAAGTTAAAAAACTTTTTGAGTTTCGCAAAGGTCGTTATCTGCCTTGCGGGCTTAATCTTAAAGATAAACTTTGGTGGAGATTCATGCCCGGAGCGATCATCAATGTAAAGTGGCCGCATGGCATGATTGTAGCAGGTCCGGGACCAAGTGATAAACGATGGTATGATTTGGGCGGAGCAGCCTATATAACTTTTGAATCAGCAGATCCAAATGATCACTATCGTCCTTGGCTGGAAGAGCATGTTGGAAAGCAAGGTTGGGATTGGAACTGGGGTATGGGCAATAACGATGCTGCTGAGAATCGGTTGACCATAAAGATTAGACACAAGCATGAGAAATATGCTACAATAGCAGCATTGAAATGGTCATGATTAAAAAACGCAATTTAACTTTTAGAGGAGAACTTATGGATACATTAGATTGGGAAAAAGCCGAAGTGTTTCGCTTGCTAAAAGGCCAGCCAGGCACACATTATCAAGAAGCTGATGACTCGGGCAAGTTGCTCATGCGCAATTGGGTCAAAGGACTGCTCACAAACTCTGAAGTCACAGTGCAGTTTGTCAAGGCCGACGGCACTGTGCGTGAAATGCTATGCACACTGGATAGTAGTCGGATTCCTGTAAAACCTGCTCCTGCGGCAGTAGTCAGCACCAGCACAGCAAATGTAGATGGCTTGACCGAAAGCAAGAAGCCGCGCAAAGAGCCAGATCCGCACAGCATCAGGGTGTATGATTTGGAAAAAGCAGAGTGGCGCAGTTTCCGCTTTGATCGGCTTCAGAAGATCACAGCCGAAATTGGGTTCAGCTAAGTAATAGGTCAATGAAAGAAGAAACCCTAGAATTAGAAGGCAAGGTACTAGAAGTCTTGCCAAATACCATGTTCCGTATACAGTTAGATGGTGTAGATAAACCAGTTATCGGCTATATCTCTGGCCGTATGCGCAAGCATGATATCAAGATCCTGCTAGGCGATCGTGTGTTGATTGAATTTTCACCATACGATCTCACCCGAGGTCGTATTACCCGGCGTCGCTAAATACTCACATGCGTGAACATATTGATCTTGTAGAAGCCAGCACCAAACCGGCAAAACTGGAAACAACTCCACTGCCTTATGGTCGTGATGATCTAGCACCTGTAATGAGCGGTGACACAATTGATTATCATTTTGAGCACTTGGCCAAAGGCTACGCCAAACGCTACAATGCCGGCGAAGGTGATCCAGATTTCAATCGTGCAGGTAGTTTTTTACACAACAAATTCTTCCCACAACTGCAACCTGCCAAGGGCACAAATCGCCCAAGAGGCGCTGTGCTAGAACTGATTGAACGCAAGTTCAAAAGCTACGAAGCATTTCAAGACGCTGTGAAAGACACAGCAATGAAGATCCAAGGATCAGGTTGGGTTTATCTAAGCACCGGCGGAGAAATCAAAACCATAAAGAATCATGCTGTGCGTACAGATATTGCTCTTCTAATAGATTTTTGGGAACATGCCTGGGCTCTTCAATACCAATGGGATAAAGAGAAATACATTGATAATATCTGGAGGATTATCAATTGGAATGTCGTAAACGAAAGACTTTGATATAAATACTTGTGGGAACACACAAGCACTATGTCAAAAAATTATAGAAAAGTATTCGAACGCTATCATCAATGTTGTTTATTGCCAGGAGTTGACATTCATCATATCGATGGGGATCATGCCAATAATAATCCATTGAATCTTCAAGCAGTTACTCTTGAAGAACATTACAATATTCACAAAGAGCAAAAAGATTATTATGCTGCTTATATGATAGCATCAAGGATGAAAATCAAACCAGATGACTGGATTAAGATGGCACAAGAAAATGGTCATAAATCTGCGGTTAAAAATATGAAACAAGGCATAGGGCTTACCGTTTGGGCAAAAAATAATCCTGATTTAGCAAAAGAAGTTCAACGGAAAGCAGGCAACATTGGTGGTAAAAAAGCAGTTGATTTAAAACTTGGAATCCATGCATTGTCAAAAGAAGAAAAACAAAAAATATCAGCCAGTGGTGGATCCAAAGCATCTGAATTAGGATTTGGGTTTAAAGCCGGGCATGCATCAGAAGCAGGAAAACTAGGGGGTAAAAAAGGTGGGTTATATGCTAAAGAAAATCGGACCGGTATATTTGCCCTAACTCCAGAACAAAATAAACAAAGACACTTTAACTCTGTGGTATCAAAACTAATCAAAAATGGTAAGGCTAGTGCCTGGCCCAAAAAAGAAAGCACATTATGAAACTTGAACTAGGCGCAGTAACCAAACTGCGAGAACTCATTGCCGAAGAAGCCAACCCTGCAATCAAGCTCAGAGTGTTTGTGCAAGGTGGTGGTTGTTCAGGATTCAGTTATGGATTTACCTTTGATGAAGTGCAAAACGAAGATGATTTTGACTTCAACTATGAAGAAGTACGAGTGATAGTGGATGTCATGAGTATGCAATACCTGCAAGGTTCCACAATAGATTTCCGTGAAGATATCATGGGATCCAGCTTTGTGATCAACAATCCCGTTGCAAAAACCAGCTGTTCATGTGGAAGTTCATTTAGCCCATACTAATTTAATATGCTAATTTAATACAGCGTTTGGATTTATAAATACATGTAAGGAGAATATATGTATCTTTATGAATCAATTGTGGAATCAGAACACGAAAAAAATGGTCGATGGGGGAAACCCGTAAAATACAAAACTAAAAAAGTTTTTCTGCATTTCAAATGTAATAACTGCGGTAATGAATTCAATCGAGGAAAAAACGGAAAACGCCTGCAAAAAACCGACACTCATTTCTGTGATAATTGCCCTAAACACTCATTAGCAAATAAAATAACCCACCAGATAGTAAGTAAAAAATCTGAACTCCGAGGTCAAAAGTTTGATCGTGGATATAAAGAAATTTGGGTAGGTAATGACTATCCATATCGTGATGCCCTGTGGCTCAGAGAGCACATAGTAGTCATAGAACAAAGTATCGGAAGGCGAATTCCTGTTGGAATGGTAGTTCATCATATCGATGGAAGCAAAACAAACAATAATATCAATAATCTATTACTTTGCACAGTAGCAGAACACAATAATTGTCATGCAAAAATTGAAAGATTAGTTTTTGAATTGTACAATAAAGGACTAGTTGAATTTGACAGTACAACTCTTGAATACTATTTCAAAGGGTTACCCTAATGATTACCCTCTGTATAACCTCTAACACATAGATACGCAGCTCTGGTAAATACACCAGAGGATATGTATCTATGACCTATGAATATGTGGATGTTGGCGCAGCGCCCGATGATGGTACTGGTGACCCATTACGCACTGCGTATATAAAAATAAACAACAATTTTGCCAATTTACAACAGTTTGGCACGACCAAAATCTCCAATGGCAGCAGTAATGTAAACATCCCTATTGCGGATGGAAACATATACATGGGTGTAGGGAACATAGAAAATTTACTAACTATTACTCCCAGTGGACTAATAAGCGGGTTCAATATCACTTCTGCTAATTTGATAGCAACTAGCAATGTAACTGCCGGAAACTATTTTATAGGAAATGGTTATTATCTCACAGACATTTCAAGTGCTAGTAGTTTACAAAATGGTACCAGCAATGTCAGTATTCCTGCACCAAATGGTAATGTAGATATTGTAGCCAACGGCAATCTTACTCTTGAGGTCGATGATCATGTAGTAACTGTTTATGGTGATCTTAACATCACCGGCAATGCTACGTTAGCTGGTAATATTACTCGAAATGCCATCTCTTATGGTACTAGTTTCTTGGGATTTGGAGAACCTAACGGCAATGCCAATGTTACCATAGCAGGCACATCAAATGTAGTAGTATTCACAACAGATGGCATGAGTGTGTATGGCAATGTAATTGGAACCACAGTTAGTGCCACCGGAAATGTTATTGGTCAATACATCAACAGCTTGGACGACGTATCTGCGATCGGCAACGTGATTGGTAATAATATTGTAGGCAATCAAGGTGTATATGGTAATATTTTTACCACATTAATTGATTCGGGTGACAGCAGTCAAATAACAGTTACTCCTGATGTGCAATTCTCAGCCACAGTTACAATAGATAACGAGCTAGATGTTAGTATGATATTGGCCCAGCGTATCAATACCAACATACTCAGTGCTAGTGGTAATGTGTTGGGCCCTATACCGTCGGTATCGAACACTTTCTATGTGGCCAAGAATGGTAATGATTCCAGTGATGGCGGTGTGAATACTCCATTCCTTACTATCAAACATGCCTGTGCTGCTGCACAATCGGCAGGTGGCAATGTAGCTATTCGAATAGCGTCGGGAACTTATGTAGAACAAAATCCTGTTACTGTTCCACCTTACACAGCACTTATGGGGGACAATCTACGCACAGTTACAGTGAAACCGGCAACACCGTCGGGAGATTTATTTTACATGACTGGTGGTGTGTATGTATGGGGTCTTACTGTGAGAGACTACCTGGGTGCTGCATTTGCATTTAACCCTGCTACACCAACACAAAATGTATTCGTAAGTCCTTACATACAGAACATCACGTCATATACTACCACAGGAACAGGTGTAAGAATTGACGGTAGTGCGGTCAGTGGTATCAGTACCAAAGCCATGATTGTGGGCTTTTATACCATCATCAACAAGGGCGGTATCGGAATTGATATCAGTAACAGTGGATATAGTCAGCTGGTCAACATCTATACCATTGGATGTGACATTGGTGTCAGAACAACCAGTGGTGCGTTTTGTACATTGAACGGATCCGACAATTCAATTGGTAATTATGGGCTTGTGTCCAGAGGGGTAGGGCCATTGCAAACGTCAGGCAACACCATTGGATATAGCACTGGTGGTACTTTTGTCATAGGTGGGTTAAGCAACGGGCAACCTCATGTAAACACTGTGATGTTTGTAAATAATGCTGATTACACCACCACAAGCAGCACCAGTCTTGCTATTCCAGCAGCAAGTGTGGCCGTGGAGCAAACATTGACTGTGGGGACCGGGTTGAATTACAGCACAGGACAAACGGTAATCATCGCACATAACCAGGACAATTTTATGACTGGTACTGTAGTAACCTATGATACTGGTACAGGAGAATTGGTTGTAGATGTGGTTGGTGTAGCAGATCGTGGATCAGGAACATATACTTCTTGGCGTGTAAATCTTTATCCTATAACTTATTACACCATTGACACTATACTACCAAACACACCATCAACTGGAAACTCCACAGTAATCATTCAAGAAGTGTACTCGGCCAATTTGGTGCCAAATACCAATGTAGAATTCTATACCCGTAGTGCTATCATTGCCAGCGCACATACGTTTGAATATGTGGGTGCCGGCACCAATCCAGCCACGGCATTGCCTCAATATGGTGGTATCCCAATCACAGCAAATGAAGTAATAACGTCTGATGGTGGTGTGGTTACATTTACCAGTACAGATCAAAAGGGTAATTTCAGAGTAGGTAAGGGATTTACAGTAAATCAAGCAACAGGGACAGTCAGCGGCGATGACTTTTATAGATCTTTGTTTGCGATCATGACACCGTACATCCTGGCCTTACAAGAAGTGCCATAAGTAATAGTTAAGGAACTAACATGCCAGCAGCATTAAACACATTTAGAACAGTAACAGCAGATGTAACCGACTCAATAGCCAATGTTTATACCGCACCCAGCGGATATAGCACAGTGGTATTGTTAGCACAGGTTAGCAATCTCTCCGGAGGCACCATCCTAGTGAGTGGTAATGTATATCAATTAGCCGGGAATAATGTAGCGTTGGTGCAAAATGCGCCATGCCCATCTGAGGATGCAATAAACTTAGTGGGTGGAAGATTGATTTTGCAAACTGGAGACAGTTTTGCGGTAGGAGCCAATGTAAATGGGGCCTCTCAATTAGTATTGAGTTTGTTAGAAACATCAACAGGATAAAGCTAGAATGAATTCAATTAGACTTCTTAGTGGTCGTGTTCCAGTAACGGATCTGGGAAACTTAACCGCAGATCGTTATCAGTTTTTAGGGCTAAATCAAGCCGAACCAAATCTTGGCAACGGCACTGGTTCTACCGACGTTCTCACATTGGGCACCAACGGCGTTAGAGTATGGACCAATGCAGTCAGCGTGACCAGTGTCACTGCATCCGCTAATATTACTGCCAATATTGTTGTTGCAAATTCTTTGATTATTACCAATGGCAGCGGTAACATTTACGCCAATACTATATCAGCTATCGGTAATGTCAAAGGTGGTAATCTCATTACTGATGGGCAAGTTAGTGCTGTTGGTAATATCGTAACCGACGGATATTTTATAGGAACATTCGCTGGTAGTATCACCGGTAATCTAACTGTACCGGGTTCTAATACCCAGGTCTTATTTAATAATTCGGGCAATGCCGGTGCATCAGCTGGCTTTACTTTTAATTCGGCTACTAATGTGGCTACAGTTACAGGCACTGTTTCGTCCACAGGCAATGTTCGGGGCAATAATATCAATGCTTCTAACATAGTATCAGCTGGCGGCAATATTATTACCAGCGGATACTTCATTGGTGACGCTGGATATCTTTCAAATATTGTAATATCTGCTGGTAGCTATATCATCAATGGTAACAGCAATGTTACAGTGGATGCAAATTCAAATGTGAATGTATCTATATCCGGTATTCCGGACGTGGCGGTGTTCTCTGTGGGCGGCGTAGACATTATAGACAATGTCACTGCTAATAATGTATCAGCAACTACTATAGTAAATGGTGCTAGCTACACAGGCGGAGTGATGTCAGTAACCGGTAACATCACCGGCGGTAATATCATTGCTGCTATACGTGCTAATGCAGCCAGCTTCACCGGCGGGCTAGTATCGGTTACTGGTAACATAACTGGTGGTAATATTAGCACCACAGGCAATATAAACAGTGTGAATATCTTTGCTACCACACGAGCCAATGCAGCCAGTTTCACGGGTGGCCTGGTATCAGTAACCGGTAATGTCACAGCCAATAATATCAGTATTGGCAATATTTTTAATGCACCTAGCTTAACTGGTACTACATTGTCAGTAATCGGTAATGCTATTGCCAACAACGGTATGTTTACCAACATCGTAAATGTGGCTAGCCATACCGGTGCAGTGGTAAGCGTTACCGGTAATATTACTGCTAACAATGTTTTAGCCACTACTATCGTCAATGCAGCCAGCCACACAGGTGGATTAGTGAGCGTGTCGGGCAACATTAGTACCGGCGGATACTTTGTTGGAGATGGCGCATATATCACCAATCTGACCATCACTACCGGTAGTCAGATTGTTAACGGTAGTAGCAATGTATCTGTTGCGGCTAATGGTAACGTTACTGTGACTATTGCTGGTATTACGCCAGTTGCCACATTTACTACCACTGGCGTTAGTTTACTGGGCAATGTTAATGCTAATAATATCAGTATAGCAAATGTATTCAACGCAACCAGTTTAACTGGTACTTTGGTATCAGTATCGGGCAATATTGATGCCGGCAATATTAATACCGGCGGATTGGTAACAGCCGCCGGTAATATTCAAGGTGGTAATATTCGAACTAGTGGATTGATAACTAGCACCGGTAATATACAAACTGCCGCTCAAATATCAGCTGCTGGTAACATCACCGGTTCTAGTTTATTGGGTGCTGCTTTGTCAGTCAGTGGTAATGTATTGTCTGGTGGATTGATCTCGGCAACTGGCAATATCACTGCCAGTAATGCATTAACTGGTGGATTGATCTCGGCAACTGGCAATATTACTACTACTGCAAACATCTCAGGTGGCAACATTCTAACTGGCGGGCAAATATCTGCTACTGGTAATATCACCGGTGGTAACATTAATGGTACAATTACTGGTACAATTGCCACAACCAATGCCAGCTTGAGTGGTAACTTGACTGCCAACAGTGTCGTGGGTAATGTTATTTCCGTAACAGGCAATATTACCGGTGGCAATATATTAACTGGTGGGTTTATATCGGCTACTGGTAATATCACTGGTGGTAATATCAATACCAGTGGCCTATTGAGTACATCAGGTAATGTTTCTGCAAACAATGTAATAGCCACAACCATAGCTAATGCAGCCAGCCACACTGGCGGATTGGTCAGTGTAACTGGTAACGTAACTGCCGGCAATTTGTATGCAAATAATATGCTGTCGGTCAATCAAATCAACACCGCCAATGCAGTTATTGTTAATCTTGGCGGCAACACCATTGGTGACATAGGAACATTGGCTAATTCGTTTGGTGCAATATATTCTAATAAAATTGTTGCGGCCTCGTTGACAGGTGGGCTAGCAAGTGTAAGTGGTAATGTTGATGGCGCCAATTTACGTACAGGTGGATTAGTTACTGCCACAGGCAACGTGGATGGTGGCAATTTACGTACAGGTGGATTAGTTTCCTCAACTGGTAATATTACTGGTGGTAATTTAAATGCTGCTGGGTTGAGCCTGAGCAGCAATGTAATCAGTGCATTAAATTCAACTTCTGCTATCACAACAACAGCCAATATTACCGGCGGTAATATATTAACTGGTGGATTGATTTCCTCAAGTGGTAATATTACCGGCGGTAATATCAACGGCACAATCACCGGTACAATCGCCACAACCAATGCCAGCTTGAGTGGTAATCTTATTGCCAATAGCATGCTGGGTAATGTTATCTCAGTAACTGCAAACATCTCAGGTGGCAACATCTCAACCAGTGGACTATTATCAGTTACTGGTAATGTAACCGCCAATAATGGCATGTTTACTAACATCGTGAATACAGTCAGCTTTACAGGTACATCGGTGAGTGTAACTGGTAATGTAACCGCCAACAATGTTTTAGCCACTACTATCGTCAATGCAGCCAGCTTTACAGGTACATCGGTGAGTGTAACTGGTAATGTAACCGCCAACAATGTTTTAGCCACTACTATCGTCAATGCAGCCAGCTTTACAGGTACATCGGTGA